TCCCGAGGTGTGGGACAACATCGCCGGCACCGGCTCGACCTTCTGGGCCAACCTGGTGTCTGCCGTGAACAGCGGGCAGCCCGGCTCGGCGGGCCCGTCGCAGAACTTCGTCGCCAGCGTGGGCACCTCCACCGCAGCGCCGAACACCACGACCGCCTACGCCGGCAGCGGCGGCACCGACGGCGCCTCGGGCGTGACCGATACCACCCTGCTGGGCACGGACGGCATCACCCGCACCGGCATGTACGCGCTGCGACGCACCGGCGTGCAGGTGGGCAACCTCATCGACTGCGCGACCTCGACGACCTGGCTGGCGCAGGCGCAGTTCGGGCTGTCCGAAGGAATCGCCTTCTTCACTGCCGACACCCACGGCGCGACCATCGCGACGACCGGCGCCGACCTGTCCACCGCCGGCGTGGACGCCTACAGCCTCTTCGTGCTGAACGGCGACTACGGCTGGTACCAGGACACCGTGAACGGTGTGAACCGTTCCCTGTCGCCGGCCACCTACCGCGCCGCGGTGCAGGCCGCGACCAGCCCGGAGCAGTCGGCCCTGAACAAGCCGATCTTCGGCTTGATCGGCACCGACCGCAGCCTGGCGAACGCGCCCTATGCCCAGTCCGAGAAGGAACAGGCGGTCGAGAACCGCGTGGACTACATCGCCAACCCGTCGCCCGGCGGCAACTACTTCAGCGCGCAGACCGCGCTGAACACCTCGAGCGATTCGGGTACCAACGGCGACAACTACACCCGCATGACCAACTACATCGCCTTCACGATCAACGCAGCGATGGGCTACGTGGTCGGCCAGACCCAGACCTCCGGCCAGCGCCGCAGCGTGCGCAACACCCTGAACGCCTTCTTCAACAACATGTGGAAGGCCACGCCGCAGATGATCGGCGACGTGAACAACCCGACCTCGCAGCCCTGGCAGGTGATCCTCGACAGTTCGAACAACACGTCGGCCAGTGTCGCGCTGGGCAACGAGATCGCCGCGGTGAGCGTGACCTACCTGTCGATCATCCGCCGCTTCATCGTGAACTACATGGGGGGCCAGGGCGTCGTCACGGCCGTCCAGCCGGGCTGATCCTGAACCCGTAGCCGGCGCAGATCGGCCACCGAAGCCCCGCCATCGCGCGGGGCTTTTCTTTCTCGAAAGGCAGAGCATGAACCAGATCTCCGATTTCCAGGGATTCGTCACCGCCGAGCGCGGCCACGTACTGACCGATTCGCGCCGCGTCGCACGAGCCTTCGGCAAGCAACATCGCCATGTGCTGCGAAGCATCCGCGACCTGATCGCCAAGACCGGCGCGTGGGGTGTGTCCAATTTTGCGCACACCCCCGAGGCGAACGCGCAGAACGGGCAGTCCTACGACCTCTACCGCATCACCAAGGATGGCTTCATGCTGCTCGTCATGGGCTTCACGGGCGATGCGGCACTCAAGGTCAAGATGGCCTTCATCGGCGCCTTCAACGCCATGAAGGACTACATCGAGCGCGAGCGCGACACCAACATGGGCGAAGCACTCGACGCGCTGGCCGACCTGAAGGCGCAGAACCAGATCGGCAGCTTCCACGGTCGAGGGCTGGCGCGCCACAAGGTGGCCAAGCCCGCGAAGGTGCGCCGGTTCGCGCTCGCCATGGAGCGCGCGCAACTCTCGTTTTCCTACTGATTCTCCCTGCCTTTCGGAGATGCCCGCCTCGCGCGGGCCTTTTTCTTTTCGGAGCCCCACCATGCCCCAATCCGGAATCAACGTCGGCAGCGACGCACGGTTCGACATCCTCACCGCGACCGGCCAGTTGTCGCTCCCGACGCTGGAGGTCTTCCAATCCAAGAAGATCACCGCCCAGTCGAAGGTGCGGCCGCTCAACGGGCCGCCCATCCACCTGCAGTTCCCCGACGGCTGGGAAGGATCCTTCGAGGTCGCGCGCGTCGACGGCACCCTCGACGACTACTTCGCGGCCCTGGAGGCCTCGCAGTACGCCGGAGCGAACATCGCCGCGGGCACGATCCACGAGACCATCACCAACCCCGACGGCTCGCTCAGCCAGTACATGTACACCGATGTGCAGCTGTTCCTGGAGGACGCCGGCACGAAGGAGCCGCTGAAGGAAATCCGCCAGCGCGTCAGTTTCATCGCCGGCGGCCGCCAGAAGGTGCTGTAAGCCATGGCCGACGTGAAAGTGAAGACGGCCGGCGGTCGCGAGATCACCCTGCGGCGGCCGCCGGTGCTGGCGCAATTGCGCCTGGTGGACGCCATCGGCGACAGCGCAGCCAACCGCGTGTACCTGAGCATGTGCCTGCCGCTGATCTACGTGGCGCAGATCGACGGCCAGGATGTGGCGCCCCTAGACAGCAAGAAGCAGGTGGAAGCCCTCTTCCAGCGCCTGGACGAGGATGGCCTGGCGGCGGTCAGCCGGGGCGTGGAAGAGCACTTCAAGCGCGACGAACGCGCGGAGGTCGAGAGCGCAAAAAAATCGCCCGGGACGCCGGACTCCGACAAGTCCTGATCCTGACGAAGGCAGGCGTCCCGTGGGAAGTCGCCACCAACCTATCGCCGGCCGAGCTGCTGGGCTACATCGTGGCAGCCGGCGAGCTGGGGGGCGGCAAGTTCAGTTGGTCGACGCTGGACTGGGAGAAGCCGCGGTGAGCATCTGCATCGGCATCCAGATAGTGCCTCCCGTTGCAACGTCCGCCGCGCGCACACCGGCGAGGGATCCATCTGAGCTAAATGCCGTGACGACAACGGCAAACCCGGACGGAAGCTGCATACAAGTTCCACCTTCGGTAACCATGCTGCCGAGGAATGCGGCGTCGTTCTTTTCCGCCGCGGCATTCAACATCCGTCGCGTGGCGCTTTGGGTCATGCAGGCAATTGCCGGGGTTGAAAGCGCAATACGCGTCCCAATGGCTGGGCTCGGTGGTTTGATCGTGCAAGCGCTCAGCAAGGTGCAGGCCAGAATCAGGTATTTCATCTAACCCCCATGAAAACCTACCAGTCGTTCGGCGCTCTGGCGCGCCAGCTTGAGCGCGCGTCGCTCAGGTTGGAGGATAGTCTAGGTGCGGCCATGGAGGCGGCGGCGACGCTGGTCGAGGCGACGGCCAAGGCCGAGATCGGCCACTACCAGACCGCTGACATGGGACCCTTCACGCCCTGGGCGCCCCTGAAGCCGGCCACAGTAGCCGAAAAGCGCCGGCTGGGCTACGCCGACGCCGAGAACGACAACCCCGAACTGCGCACGGGCGAGATGCGCGACAGCATCGGCCACTCGTACGACTTCGGGAACTTCACCTTCACGGTGGGCAGTACCAGCGAAATCGCCGTCTACCAGGAACTCGGGACCGCCAACGGGCTGCCACCGCGGCCGTTCTTGGCGCCGGCCCTGTACCGCAACGTCGACCCGATCCGCAAGTTGATCGGCGCCACCCTCGAAACCACACTGGCCGGCCAATGATCGAAGCCTATGCCATCGGCGTCCAGGCTAAGCTGGAAGACCGAGTTACGCCGTCGCTGCTCAGGATCATCGACGGGCTGCAGCGCGCGCATCTCGTCGCGCTGGACCTGATTGCGAACCTGCGTGATCTGTCGCGGGTGGGCCTGACCCTCTCGCGCAACCTGGAC